GATGGCATCACCAAGGTCTACGACCGAAACAGCCACCACATTTGCAAATACTGCGGTGGCATCGCAAACGGCATCGATGACGATGTTTTATGTGCCGAGTGCCGAGAGGACTTCGGTCACGCATTCTTCAGCGAACTTTAATCCCCAATAACACCCTGGGATAGAGCCGAGAGGCTCTGTTCCTCGTTACAGCCAAAGGGCTGTTTTTTTATTCCCTATGAAAGGAGATGACCGCAATAGCTAAAAAGAAATATACCCCGACAAAGTTCAAAGCCAAAGACTCCGTTTACGATAAAAACGCTGCCGATTACGCGGTCAACTTCATCGAGTGCCTATGCCATACGAAAGGCACCTGGGCGGGTAAACGCTTTGAGCTTCTCGATTGGCAAGAACAGATTATCCGTGACCTCTTCGGAATCATCAAGCCCAACGGCTATAGGCAATTCAACACCGCATACATCGAAATCCCCAAGAAGATGGGCAAGTCAGAGTTGGCGGCAGCCGTTGCCCTTCTCCTCACGTGTGGGGACGGCGAGGAAAGAGCCGAAGTGTATGGATGCGCTGCGGATCGACAGCAAGCCTCTATCGTTTTCGAGGTCGCTGCCGATATGGTGCGTATGTGTCCGGCACTCTCCAAACGAGTGAAAATACTATCCGCTACCAAGCGCATCGTATATATCCCCACGAACAGCTTTTACCAAGTTCTCTCTGCCGAGGCTTATTCCAAGCACGGCTTTAACATACACGGCGTTGTTTTCGATGAGCTTCATACCCAACCGAACCGAAAGCTCTTTGATGTTATGACAAAGGGCTCGGGCGATGCTCGTATGCAACCGCTCTACTTCTTGATAACCACCGCCGGGACCGACACCCATTCCATTTGCTATGAAACGCACCAAAAGGCAAAAGACATACTTGAAGGGCGAAAAATTGACCCCACCTTCTATCCTGTCATTTATGGCGCAGATGAGGGAGACGATTGGACGGACCCAAAGGTATGGAAGAAAGCAAACCCCTCCCTTGGTGTCACAGTTGCGATTGACAAGGTTCGGCAAGCGTGTGAATCGGCGAAGCAAAATCCGGCAGAGGAAAATGCCTTCCGACAGTTGCGCCTAAACCAATGGGTCAAACAAACAATCCGGTGGATGCCAATGGAAAAATGGGACAGATGCTCTTTCGCAGTACCGGAAGACGATCTGGAAGGGCGTGTATGCTATGGCGGACTCGACCTTTCGTCTACAACGGATATTACGGCGTTTGTGCTTGTCTTCCCACCTACCGATGAAGATGACCGCTATGTTGTTCTCCCCTACTTTTGGATACCGGAGGATTGCCTTGAACTTCGTGTTCGGCGAGACCACGTACCATACGACCTTTGGGAGCGACAAGGCTTCCTTCAAACTACCGAAGGCAACGTTGTTCACTACGGACACATCGAGAAGTTCATTGAACGGCTCGGAGAAAAATATCACATTCGTGAAATCGCCTTTGACCGATGGGGCGCAACGCAGATGGTTCAGAACCTCGAAGGTATGGGCTTTACTGTTGTTCCGTTCGGACAGGGCTATAAAGATATGAGTCCCCCGACCAAAGAGCTGATGAAACTCGTCCTTGAGGAGAAAATCGCTCACGGCGGACACCCCGTCCTCCATTGGATGATGGATAACATTTATATTCGTACCGACCCGGCGGGAAACATTAAACCGGATAAAGAAAAATCCACAGAAAAGATTGACGGCGCAGTTGCTACTATAATGGCACTCGACCGAGCTATCCGATGTGGCAACGATACAAGTGCCAGCGTTTATGATGGGCGCGGGCTTTTGTTTATATAAGGAGGCACAATGGAAAAACCGATTAAACACGTGGTCTCCCTCTCCGGTGGCAAAGACTCGACAGCAATGCTTCTCCGAATGCTCGAAGAAGGAATGCCTGTTGACATTATTCTCTTCTGCGACACCGGGCTTGAGTTCGAAGGAATGTACCACCATATCGAAAAACTGGAAAAGTATATAGGCAGACCAATTACGAGGTTGAAATCCAACTACGATTTTGAATATTTGCTTCTTGAACATATGCCCAAGAGACGAAACCCGGAGCTTTTCGGACGTAAGGGTTATAGTTGGGGTGGCCCCCGTAATAGGTGGTGTACCGCAATGCTAAAGACCCGCATCATCGACCGCTTCTTGCGAGATCTTGCAAAAGAATACACGATAAAGCAATATGTCGGCATCGCAGTTGACGAACCGCAGCGCATCAAAGGGCTAAACTATCCCCTTGTCGAATGGGGTATGACCGAGGCTGATTGCCTTGCATACTGCAAAGAGCGAGGCTTTGATTGGGACGGCTTATATGACATCTTCCATCGTGTTTCTTGTTGGTGCTGCCCTCTTCAATCTTTCGATGAACTCCGCAAACTTCGAAAGCACTTCCCGGAACTATGGTCGAAGCTCGGCGAATGGGATGAAAAGACGTGGCGCACGTTCCTTAAGAAATATTCTGTAAAACAACTTGATATACGCTTTGCCTTCGAGGAAGAGTGCCTTGCAAAAGGGCTTCCAATCAAGGGTAAGGCGTTTTTTGATGCCCTTAACGAAAAATTGAAAGAAGGTGATGGATAATGGGTCTCTTCTCTGGTCTTTTCAAATCCCGTGATAAGCCCCAAAACAGCACGGTCGGAAGTTCCTATACATTCTTTATGGGAGGCTCGACTTCCGGTAAGCCCGTAAATGAGCGTTCCGCTATGCAGATGACAGCGGTTTATTCTTGTGTCCGTATCCTTGCGGAGGCGGTTGCCGGACTTCCGCTGCACCTCTATCGCTATACCGAATCCGGTGGCAAAGAAAAAGCAATCGACCACCCCCTTTACCTACTGCTCCACGATGAACCAAACCCTGAAATGTCAAGTTTTGTTTTCAGGGAAACGCTTATGACACACCTTTTGCTTTGGGGTAACGCTTACGCGCAAATCATCCGCAATGGTAAAAACGAGGTCATTGCTCTGTACCCTCTGATGCCAAATAAGATGGAAGTCGACCGCGATGAACGCGGACAGCTTTACTATAAGTATCAGCGGTCAAACGATGAAGCCCCCACGATGGAAGGCTCGTCGGTCATTCTCAAACCCTCCGATGTTCTCCATATCCCTGGTCTTGGCTTTGACGGACTTGTTGGATACAGCCCTATCGCAATGGCGAAAAACGCTATCGGTATGGCGATTGCCTGTGAAGAATACGGGGCTAAGTTCTTTGCTAATGGCGCACAACCGGGCGGTGTCCTTGAACATCCAGGCACCATCAAAGACCCACAGCGTGTGCGTGAAAGTTGGCAGAGATCTTTCGGTGGAAGCGGTAACGCAAACAAAATCGCAGTTCTTGAGGAAGGAATGAAATACACGCCTATTGCAATCTCCCCCGAGCAGGCGCAGTTCCTTGAGACGCGCAAATTCCAAATCAATGAAATTGCTCGAATTTTCAGAGTGCCTCCACATATGGTAGGTGACCTTGAGAAGTCGAGCTTTTCAAATATTGAGCAGCAATCCCTTGAGTTTGTCAAGTACACCCTTGACCCCTGGGTTATCCGTTGGGAGCAATCCATTATGCGCTCCCTTCTCTCGCCCGAGGAAAAGAAAACCTACTATGTCAAATTCAATCTGGAGGGCTTGCTCCGTGGAGATTACCAGAGCCGTATGAACGGCTACGCTATCGGAAGGCAGAATGGTTGGATGTCCGCAAATGACATCCGTGAGCTTGAAAACCTCGACCGAATTCCAACCGAAGAAGGCGGTGACCTCTACCTTATTAACGGCAATATGCTCCCTATGCGTGATGCGGGTGCTTTTGCAAATACAACCACCAACGACAGCGGAAAGGAGGAAACACCCGATGAAGAAGTTTTGGAACTGGACGAATCAGGAGAAGACGGAGACAACTCCGGCAATGAGAACTCTGCACCTCAACGGCACCATCGCCGAGGAAAGTTGGTTTGACGATGACGTCACCCCACAGCTTTTCCGTGAAGAACTTGAGTCCGGCAGCGGTGACATCACTATTTGGATTAACAGCCCCGGTGGCGATTGCGTTGCGGCAGCTCAAATCTACAATATGCTGATGGATTATAAAGGTTCTGTAACTGTCAAGATTGACGGCATCGCGGCTTCGGCTGCTTCCGTTATCGCTATGGCAGGTACAACTGTTCTGATGTCCCCCGTGGGTATGCTTATGATTCACAATCCTATGACGGTTGCTATGGGCGATAAGGATGAAATGGCAAAAGCCATTGAAATGCTCGACAGCGTTAAGGAGTCTATCATCAACGCATACGAAATCAAGTCTGGAATGTCACGTGCAAAGCTCTCCCACCTTATGGACGCGGAAACCTGGATGGATGCGAACACGGCATTGCAGTATGGATTCATCGACGGCATTCTCTCAAGAGAAGCTCCCGTCGCTCCTACCAACACGGAAGACGAGCCGGATGAAACACCCGCAACTCCCGAAACCGACGAAACCAACGAGAACGCTTCGGCAGCACCGAAAACCACGATGCTGTTTTCTCGTAAGGCAGTCGAGTGTGCGCTTGTAAATAAACTGCGCCACAGAATGATTGCTGATGCAGCAAAAATCAAACCCCAAGAACCCCAACCCACCGGTCGCAAGGTTGATGACCTTTATGACCGACTCAATCTTTTGAAATATTAACAAGGAGGAAATAGCTATGACTATTAACGAACTTCGCACCAAGCGTGCAACCGCGTGGGAAGCAGCCAAGGCTTTCCTTGATTCCCACAGAAACGACAAGGGCGTTCTCTCTGCCGAGGATGACGCTACTTATTCTCGCATGGAAAGCGAGATTACCGACCTCGGCAAGGAAATCTCCCGTATGGAGAGACTCGATGCTATGGATAAGGAAATGTCTCGTCCCACTACCACACCCCTTACGGCAAAGCCTGACGCTTCTGCTGATATGAGAACCGGCAGAGACTCCGACAACTACAAGACCGCATTCTGGAACACCATGCGTACCGCCCCCGGCACGATTATGAAGAATGCGCTCACCATTTCTCCCGATGCCGATGGTGGCTACCTCGTCCCCGATCACTTTGAGAAGACCCTGATCGAGACTCTCAATGACACGATGGTCATTCGTAAGCTCGCTCACGTCTTTAAGACTGCATCGGGTTCTCTTAAGATTCCCGTTCTGGAAACCAAGGCAAAGGCAGCCTGGACCGATGAGGGCGAAGAGATTGTTGAGACTGGCGAGACCTTCGGTCAGAAGAACATCGGTGCTCACAAGCTCACCGCTCTCGTAAAGGTCTCCAACGAGCTTCTCCAGGATGCTGCTTTCGACCTTGAAGCACATTTTCGTTCTCAGTTTGTTGCTCGTATGGCAGAGGCTGAGGAAGAGGCCTTCATTACTGGTGATGGCGTCGGTAAGCCTTATGGTATCCTTCACGATACCGAGGGTGCAGAGGTTGGCGTAACTACCGCATCTGCAACTGCTATTACCGCTGATGAGCTGATTAAGCTCTACTATTCGCTTCGTGGTCCTTACAGAACCAATGCTGTATGGCTCCTCAACGATGCGACTGTTGCACAGATCCGCACTCTCAAGGATAACAACGGTCAGTACCTCTGGCAGTCCGGTCTGAAGGATGGCACTCCCGACACCCTTCTCGGTAGAACCGTTATCACTACTCCTTATATGCCTACCATCGCAAGTGGCGCAAAGGCTATTGCTTTCGGTGATTTCCGTAAGTACTGGATCGGTGATCGTGAGGGTATTACCTTCAAGAGACTCAACGAGCTTTACGCTACCACGGGTCACATCGGTTTCCTGGCTACCAAGCGTCTTGACGCTAGAGTGGTTGTTCCCGAGGGTATCAAGGTCCTTCAGATGAAGGGCACCACGACCACCTGATAGAGAAGGGAGGTGGCAGTGATGGAAGCTTTGCTCCTGAAGGTCAAGCAAAACCTTATTCTTGAACACTCGGCTGATGACGCTCTTTTGCTAAGCTACATCACCGCCGCCGTAGCTTACGCAGAAAGCTATCAGCATATCCCCGAAGGCACTTATAAAGAAACCGCTATGCCCGCCACCACAGAGCAGGCCGTAATAATGCTTGCTTCTCATTTTTATGAGTCCCGTGACGGAAGCACAGGCGGTTTCTTTGCCGATAATCCCCAGGCGGCAACACAGGTATG